AATGCTTAAGGGCAAAAATGGCACTATGCAATTTACCAGGCAACTTGGCCTACTTGAACGCGTTGGTGCAAAAGTTGTAAAAAGAGCTCGGTCAATCATGCTTGCTACAATTGCAATGGTTGCCGAATTTGGTGTATCAGCATTAACCCTTGCCTCCGTGAACGGTCTGTTTGTAATAGGTCAAGCGGTGATGAAGGCTTATAACGTCGGTATGCAAGCTCTTGCTGGAACCGTGGCTGCTTTTGGCGTTGCAGCCATAGCCGCGGCGGCAGCTTTTAAAGAGTTCCAAGCAGCGCAGTATCAATACAGATACAAGGACTCTAAAGAAGTAGGTACTGCACTAGACCAGTCTGGATATGCTCTTCGTTCTTTATACAAAGATAGCACTTTGGCCTCTTTTGGCGTGCAAGGATTGTCAGCCGCTTTCGCTGGGGTGAATAAAAACTCCGCATTTACTCCTGCAACAAAAGCAGCACTTAAAGCATTGGCCGACTTTGCTCAAGCGAGTGGCAATCCGCAGGAAAGTCTTGCAGCCGCAGCAAACTTTGTTGGCTTGATGCAAAAGAATAAGAAGTTCACATCAGAAACACTTGCTGCAGCCAAGCAGATTAGCCCTGAGTTTGAAAAAGCTTTCAAGAAGGGTGGCTACAAAGACGTTCAGAAGTTCATGGATGACCTCACAAGCGGAAAACTTGCAACAAGTGCTGGTGTTGCTGGCCAAGCAGATGCAGTAAATAAAACACTATTTGCTCAGTTTAAGAGTTACCTGTCAGCTGGATTAGTGGAGCTTTCAGATGTTGGAACAAGAGTTCTTGAACCAGTAAAAGAAGCAATGTTCAACATATTCAACGGTTTGATGCGAACATTTAGACGTGTAAGTGGTGACTTGGTTGGATTTGGCAAAGGACCATTCCTGAGTTCACTGGTTGAGTTCACTTACAGAATTGAAGACTTCACGGTAATGCTTTTTAGAAAGTTTCTTCCAGCCACAGAAGGTTTTTGGAAACGTGTTAGTCGAGTGTTTGAGGGACTCAAAGTTTTATTTTTTGAGGTAAGAGATTCACTTGATGCATTGAGAGATGGTGGTTCAATTGTTATTAAAACTTTTGGAAAACCTATTCTTGAAATATTCAAGCAAATTGGAAAAAGCGCTGCCGCTATTGGTGAACTGGCAAAAAAGAATCGTGCAAACTGGGAAAAATTCAGTGACGCAATAACCCGTTTTGTTCAAGGCTTTTTTGATATGTCAAAAGGCTTCAGAACCGCATTTGATGCAGCGCTCCCAATAATCTCCCTGCTCATAAAGTTCGTCGGACAGTTGATGTCATTGATTGGCTCCATGATGAAAATGGCTGGAAATCTTCCAGGTGTTCTTGGCACAGCTGGCGGTGCTCTTGCGACAATGGGTTTTGGTTATGCAGCGTTCAAGGGCAGAAGAGCTGCACGTTTCCAGAACAATAAAAACGCTGCTATGGCTGCATCTGGGACTGTGCCGATGTCGATGGATGAAGCCATATACAGCGGTATGCGATTCCAGAACATGACAGGTCCTGGACAGCCAGGATTATCTCCTCTTTCAGGAGCAATGGGTGTCAGTGGTGAGATGGGTGAAGGTGGAACTTCTGCTGTTGCACAACTTGAAGCACAAGCAAAACAAATTGACACCATAGCAAAGCTAAAAGGCAAAGCCGAATCAAAAGGTGGAAAAGCTCTTGGCGCAATAAAAGCAGCAACGGTAAATGTTTATGGAGACGTTGTAAATGTTTCTAATCGCAGGGGTGGAAGGGGCGGTAGAGGAAGAGGCAGTCAAGATTTAAAAACCCTAGAGCGTCGTGGATTGAGTGCATTAACACCATTTGCTTCAGAATCAACTGGTCAAAAAAACATATACGGTCGGCCAGTTGGACCAAATCAATCACGTGAGCAGTTGCTTAAATTGCGAACAATGGGCAAGGATGAGTATCGACGTTTTGAATCAATGCGCAGAAGCCAAGTGAATTACGGCTCTGGTGGGCCAACTCAAAGCATCCTAAATAGCCCAAATTACAGATATGCAACAGACAGAAGAATGCAACAACAAGGGATTCTTGGTGGAATGTCATATACCTCTATGGGCTCAAGGCTTAGAGGTATACCAGGTGGAATTAGGGACAGGTATAACTCTTATGGAGGAGTTGGCGGCGCTTTGCGTTACGCTTGGGATGGCACCTCTTCATCAAGCCTAGGTGGTGGCTCTTCTGGCCTATCTGGTCAAATGGGTGGCGGGAGCAAGTTCGCTGGCGGGGGATTGCGCGGGCAAGCTGGAAAATTCTTGTTAGGCCAAAGCTATAAACCTGGTGAAAAACTTGGATTCTCAAAAAGAACTGCACAAATGCTTGGGATGGAAGAAGGCGGAAGAAGTGGTGGAAGATTCGGTGAAGGATATAGAGCAGCTAGAGCCAACGCCCTAGAGTCTGGAACTAAATTCTCTCGCGCCAAAGGAATGCGAGCTGGACTCAAGAACAGTTTGAGTGGTGGAGGAATGCTTGCATCTTTGGCTGCTAGCGCTGGAATAAGTGCTCTCCAGAACAAAGGAATTGTTTCTGAAGAAGCTGGCGGTGGAATGCAACTTGGCGCATCACTAGCCGCAATTAACCCAATGCTTGGTCTTGCAGTCGGTGCTGGATTAACAGCATTTTCTTCTAAGACAAAAATGGGTGGCGTGGTTTCTGGAGCGGTGAGCGGAGCAGCCATTGGCTCTATGGTCGCTGGACCGCTGGGAGCTGCTGTCGGTGGTTTGATTGGTGCTGGACTTGGGTTTGTTGCAGCAAAAAGAAATCAGTCCAAGATGGCAAAAGAAGGGGTTAAAAAAATTGGCGACCAATTCATGTTTCAGGTCGCATCCTCTGCACTTGCTGGTGTTAATACTGGTTCGACAACTGGCGCCAGAATGCAGGTGGAACGTTTTGGTTCTTTGTCAAAATCTTTTGGTAACACAACAAGCAAAGCTCAAAGAGAAGAAATGCTTAAGCCATATCAAGAAATTTTGGGCAAAAATCAGTTTGATTTAATGACTGGTGATAATGCGGGTGATGCAGCTACGCAGTTTAAGAAAACAGCAAATAACATGAAAGCTGCCTTAACTCCAGCTTTCAACCAATTTGATGACGTAATGCGTTCGTTGATGCTTTCAACTGGTAAAACTGGTGATGAAATCATGGCTCTCGCCATGGAGAAGAACGTCAACTTGTATGACTCAACGCTAAAGCTTTCTGACATCACAGCGAAACTTGGTGAAGGCATGACAAAGACGGCTAAGCAATTCAGTGACTCATTGCGTGATGTCCAGATTGCTTCAATGGGCGTATTTGAACAATTCAAGAAGAGCAAAGATATGAAGGATGCCCTTCAAGCTGCTGGTGAAACTATTCGTGGTGGAGATGCCTCAACTGAAGCCGTTGCTGACTACCTGCAGAAACAAGCCGACCTACTTAACTATAAGAACCCAGATAGCCCTCTCAGCAATATTGTGTTCCAGCTCCAAGACTTTGGAACTGGCCTGAATGCGGGCAAGGGACGCATATTCCAAGCTGGTGGACCTTTAGCTGGAACAACTCTTGATGCTGAGACCACACAGTTGATTGGCTCTATGGGAGACCAGCAGATGAAGGGAGTTGCACAAACGGCAGCTTCACAGCTCGGCTCAATGATGACTGGTGCTGGATTCCAGTTTGGTAATGCTGACCTTGGTCGAAAGAACCTTGAAATCCAAATTGAAACACTCATGCGCAAAGCTGCTGGTGGCGATGAAACAGCCATCGGACAGGTCAAGAAGCTTGAAGAAGACCTTTTGCGCGGAACAGCACTACAGGGCAAGACTGGTGACCAGATTGCTCAGTACCTTTCATCCACGCTTGGTGGTTCTTTGAAGCTTGGCACAGAGGGTCAGAAGGGCACCACAACATTCATGGGCCAAAGTGTAATTGGTGAAGTTTCTGGTAGTTACGAACAGTTTGGCAAGGCACTCAACGAAGAAGCTACTGTTCTTAGACAGGGTTTCCTAGACGCTATTAAGAGCGGTTTTTTTGAGGCACAAGGAACGCCACAATGGTGGAATACTCAACCAAGCTGGTGGGCTCAAGGGCTCAAGATTGAAGATGGAAAAATTGTTCCAGCAGACGATACGCGAACCCCACGTGGTGGTCGTGTTGGCGACACTTCAGTGTCAAAGACCCTCGGTAGAACAATGTCGCGTCACAACCAATTTGACAGCATGCTTACTGGAAAGCGTACAGTTACGAGTTCGTGGAGAGATTACAACCTAGGTTCACCAAGCTCTGACCACGTAACAGGAAAGGCTTATGACCTAACCGGTCAGAACCTTGGCCAGTATGCAACGATGATTAACGCTGCTGGTGGTTTTGCTGAATTCCATGGCGCTGCTGGTTCAAGGCATTTGCATGTTGTTCCGCCTGCTGGTCCAACTGGTGATACGAGCACCGCAAAAGTTGCTATGGCAGCAAATGGAAATGCTCCGCAAGTATCAGCTGGCGACAATATTACGGTGAACGTATATGAGACGAAGGACCCACGTGCAACCGCTCAGGAAGTTGCTAAACAGCTTTTGAGCATGCAACGCAACTGGAAGCAGAGGTCGTAAACATGGCGTTGTCAATTTCTGGAAGACCTGTTCCTGCAAACATCCCAAAGGCTGGAGCTGTAAAAATTAGCCGTCTTGAACGAACCGACTCTGCGGGCACCAGTGTTGTTGCTCTTGCTGAAACCATTGGTCGTTCTATGCAACAGATTTCGGCACCTTTTTGGGATTACTCATTTTCCGTCCCACCAGGACAGGTTAATCACGAAGGATATGGGGTAACTCTCAATGAGATTAACCGACCATATTTGACTCCTTTGGTTGACGTAACTAGTGGTAAATCTTTGAGGGCTAGTTTTGAGTTTCCTGTTGTTGCAAGACAGTTGACGAACAGAGAGCTTCTTGATGGTTTTTCATCAAGTGTTGATGGCGAGATTTTGTTGCTCCAAGAGTTTGCGAACTATGGTGTTCCTGTACAGTTCACAAACATGCATCCAGCGCTCACTACTCCAGCTTGGTATATAGACACTATTTCATTTAATCATTCACGTATAGCCGTATCTGGAGAAACCGCTCAAGCTATTTGTACTATGTCGCTAATTGAGTTTGTTCCGAAAACAACTAGATTAATTTTGTTGCCAAGATTTTCTTATGGAAAATTTACGCCAATAACAAAGAAGAACAAGAACGACACAAAGGGCCCTGGCGTTGATGATGTTGAGCGTTTAAACCTTTCAAACTCGGCCGCAAGGGCTGTAGCTGGAATCAAAAAAAACTTCTAATCCTTTATGGCTACCAGATATTTTCCAGAATACCCAACAGCTTCAGAAGCTGGAGTATCCGAGCAAGACGTTATTCAGTATGGGAATATCAATCTTTTAACTCGTCCTATCGCAAGACTTAAAAATGGTTCAATAAAGACTATTTTCTCAATCGGTATAGGTGAAACAATAAGCGACGGAACAGTCGTCCAGGTTCTTATTCCTTCAGTTAGTGATGACGGAATTGAGCTGACCGACGCTAGCGCCAAAAAACTGTATGGTCAAACTGGAAGACATTTAGGAAAATTCATATCAATAGCTGCATCAAATAAGTATGCAAAAGTATTGAGCGCAAAAGAGCTCAATAGGTACAACCTCTCAATTAAAAATAACCCACTTTATGGCAGCGGTGATTCTTGGGTTCCAGTAAACCAAATACCAGATGCTGGAAAAAGAAACTTGGGAGGGATTGTGCAACTTGCCGACCTTCCGACATCTGAGGCGCAGGCGACGTTTGCGAATTCGCTTACTTCTGTGACAGTTAGTTATACAATGGACCTGAATCCAGAAATCACAATAGGTCTTGTTGATACTGATTACAAAATGTTTGAATCAAACTACTTTGTAATACGACGAGATGTTACATACAGAGGACGACAGTATGAAATAGCTGAAGTTTCTACTGGTCCTGGAGCTGGTGGAAGCCCGAACGTTACAATAAAATGCAGAAACAAGGCAATTCAGCGAATGCGCAGGGATAAGGTTCCTGGTTCTGTTGTTGGTTCATCTGGGTTTGAGTATGCGCAAAACGCAGCCAGAAAGTTTGGAATGCAGTTTTTGGGTCAGCAGACAAGTAAAACCAAATCAACATTTAAAGCGCGGACTGGGGATGGAGAAGAGTCTGTTTGGGATGTTCTCACAAGGACAGCTGGAGATAACCAGTATGTTGTATTTGAAGTTGACAACACGCTCGTTTACGCATCTCAAGATTGGCTTCTTTGGAAATTTGGAATATGGGAAAAGACCACTGTTTCCAATGCTGGCGTTGCAAACGTAAAGAAGTTCATACCTTTTCTATACATGCCAGGCTTAACCCCACAAGAACTTGCACGTGATTTTCTTGATTTCAACACATCTGAAACAATGTTTGAGCTTGAAACATGGCCTGATTTCTCAGCATCAGACAATGAGCCACTTGCAGCTCAGGGTTCGTGTAATGTAATAATGCCAAACGGAGGGCTCCTTAGACCTGGATATACAGTTTTAGTGGGACCGTATCCGTCTTATTTTTTTGGTGGATACTTAATTACCGAGGTTTCTTTTAATGAGGCAAGCCCAGAGTCTGCGCAGGTATCTTTTAGAACACCAGCAGAACCATTGAACCAAAAGAACAAACCAATAAAACCAAGAACGGGAACACAGCCTGGATTATCGCTTGGACCAGGAACCGTTCGAACTGGAACCACTTCAGCTACATAAGGAGATTCATGCTTTACGACGCAACAGAGCGATTTGGCAATTCAACTAAGGCATCATCAAGAAAACCACGTACTGGAGGGCTTTATAAAGGCAAGGTTGAAAGAGTCACTGGCGGTGTTTTTGTGTCTGTTCCAAAAGTTGCTCCAGGACAGACTTTTGGTCCATGTATGGTTTTTGGTCCGTATCCAATAGCTGGAGATAATGTTCTGTGTGCATTTCTTGACAACAGGTTTGAAGAACTTGTAGTACTCGGACGAGAAACAAAGAGTAAAGTTCTAAAAGATGTTGATACTCCAACCGCTACTACTGATGCAAGTAATAAACTATATGTAGATACTGAAATTTCAGACCTTCGTGCATATATTGACCAGCAGATATCAAACCTTTAGGCGCTATGGACACAATCAAATTCCCAATAACATTTGACAAAGGAAGAATGTCTATAATTGAGGAACAAACACGTCCATACTATTCTCAGGTAATAGCATTAGCTTGCAGGATAGAAAAAACAGAATTGCCGCTTGAAATAACATACGGTGTTAAAGATGCAAGTTTCACTAATTTCCGTAAAGCTGAATTAACCTACTCAATGGCTAAATTTTGGCCAGAAATACGAATATCAACATTGGAACAACTACCACCAGACAAAAATGGAATTTCTCGTTTGGTAATTGATTTCACTTTCGAGGGCCAATAACATGCCATCTCCAGACTTTTCTAGTTACATAGACCTAACGATAAACGACCTCCAACCTGGAGATATTTACGACGCCGCGGTTGAGTACGCACGAATAGCATTGCCAGAGTTTGCTCCACGCGCCGGAACAGTTGAAGACGCAGTAATCCAAGCAACAGCATATATTGCTGGGACAACAGTTGGCTCAATAAATAGATTGCCAGATGGACTGATGGAAGGTGTTCTTAAGTTCATGGACATTCTTCGCAATGAAGCAACTTTCGGTTCAGCCTCGATTGAATTTACACTTGGCTCTGCTGGAGACATTGTCCCAGCTGGAACTATTGCAGTTTTTGAAACAACAGATGGCGATGTTCGAATTCAGTATCCTTTTGAACTTACGTCTGAGTTGATTGCAGAAGTCGGAGAAACAACCGTTGTTGGAATAGCCACATCTCAAGTAGCTGGAATCCTTCCGTCCATACCATCTGGAACAACACTGATTCTTTCGCAACCAAGCGCTGTGGTTCTTTCGGCGACAACAACAGGTGCAATAACCCAAGGTGGTAGACCTGAAACTCAATCTGAATATTTTGCTCGAGCAACAAGTAAACTTGAGTCACTTTCGTCAGTTCTAACAACAGCGAAACAAGTTGAAAATTATATTTTGACAACATACTCTGAAGTTCATAGATGCAAGGTTTATGACTTAACAGAGGCGATTGTTTACGAAGCTGCTTCTGGTTCCCAGAATGCTAGTCGTTCTGGAACATCGGTAACCGTAATGACCGATAACGATTTTGTCTCAGATATGAATGGCTTGACAGTAGGAACAGAAACACTGCTTCGGATTGTTAGTCCATCACTTAGCGGAAGCGCTGCTTTTGAAACACTTCTTCCATCTGGTCATTACAATGGCGCTTCTTCTGGCAGCTCAAGCGTTGCATATACGGATGTTATAAGCAATTCTGGTTCATACGGACCGATTGATGTTATTGCAATGGAAAGCATTGAGCTGACAAATATCGGTGGCAATCCAGGGTTCTTTGTTATATTTCTGTGCGACCGAGATGGTCTCCCAGTATCTGATTCGTATAAAACAACAATCTACAACGATGTGAATGACAGAATAGTTGCTGGTTTGAGCTTCAAGATACTTGATGCGTTTCCTGTAGATTTGACTTTTACAGTGACCATATCTGTTGATGAGGAGTTTGGTGCTAGCTCTGTAGCCACGCAAGTGAGCACCGAACTTGAAAGCTATATGTCGCTTGCTGGCTGGCCAAACTGGGAAGCAACTTTAAGAATTTTTGACATAGTAGTTAGGGCAAATCGTGTTCCTGGTGTTTCCTATGTTTACAGTGTCGTTGGAGATATAAGTGAGTACGCAGATGGCGCTATGTATGGAAACCAGAATCTTGCTAGCATATTGACTGATGGCGGAAATACTATTGGGTACAGCTTTCTTTACGCAGGTGTAATGCCAAGAGCTTCAGTAGAGGTGGTGGTCATCTAATGGCCATTTCAAACCGGCTTACTGGCCCTCAAGCTTATTTGACATCTTTTGGAACCCAAACAACATGGACACCAACAAATGCAACAATAACGATTGATTCAATATCTGAGCTTTATCCAGATTCGGAATATAAGCAAATAGAATTAACTTTGTCCCCTGGCGCATCTTCGTGTTTTTTAGATTTGGCAGTTTTGCATCTTGAGGATAGCGATTTAAACGCTCCTTTGATATTCCTGTCAGCTATCAAAATGCCATCTGGTGGAACTTTTATCAGCAGACTGAGAAATGTTGAGGAAGAACAAAACGAAGTTATAGAGACAAGTCTTCTTGTCAATCTTTCTGATTCTGTAGTTAATGCTCCTGGCGTTTTGTCTCCACAGTGGAGCATCCTGCGTTCTGACCCTATAACGCTTACGGTTGACTCTGGAACACCTGCTTTGGATATCAATCTAGAGATTATTCCAAACGAACCTTCAGAAAGCATATATTTTACTCTTCCACTTTGCTATCAGCAATTTGATGCTGTATTTAAAAACAATGTTCTCCCTTCTGTGATGATTAACATTCCAGAGGTTTTTCGAGCTGAAGATATTGCATATTCTGGAAAACCAGACATACCACTGCACAGATTTATTGATATATGCACACTCACTCTTGATTCGGTGTATTCAAACGCGGTGGATTATCTATTCCAGGACGTTAGTGAAGGTTTTAAAGAATCAGACAATACAACTAAAAGCACGCTTGTTAATCAAGATGTTGCGACATTTGAAACACTTGTTTGGCTCGCAAAATTTTCTGGGACTAGACCAATCACGAGATTTGAATCTTCTCTTGATTCACTTGGAGAGCCATTCCAGCTTGATTCAAGCGAACTCAATTCAACTGCCGCTTTGCGCTTGACTAGCTATCTTGAATTGAACCCGCCAGTATTGGACCTTACCGCTCAAGAAAACCTCCTCAGATGGCAACTTAATTATGGTTATTACGGCAAAAATGCAGGGACTTTGCCAGCTGTTCAAGAAGCGGCAAAACTAATGCTTACTGGAAATAAGGAGCTAGTTACTGAATACGACTTTAGAACAGAACCATGGGTTATTCATTTGTACAGTCCATGGGACCAAACATTTGGCTCTATCGGGGAAGAAGTGATTGGTTTGTCTTCTATTCTTGTTTTGGATGCTGTTTCATTTGCAAAGCCACTAGGTGTCTTGGTCACTCACGAAATGACTGCATCAAATGGATGACAATCCGATTTCCAGTAATGAGTTAAGGGTTCAATTTGAGAATATGCTTCGTGACATACTTCCGTCCAAGTTGGTTTCAAATTTTATTATTGTGGCCGAGGTGGCAAATAGTGAATCAAGCGAGTTATCGGTGTCTGTGTCAGACGGTATGACACCGTGGCTTGCGGATGGAATGCTGAAGTACGCATCAGACATGATTGCTTCAGGCGAACTTAATGACGAATAGTTGACATACTTCAATTAGCGGTTATCGCATTAGGTATAATCTTATAGGGTCTGCTTACAAAGTAAAGAGTTATCATGACAATTCAAACATTTACAGCAGGGCAAACGCTTACAGCTGCCCAGATGAACACGCTTCAGGCAAGCGACTTCAACTTCACGCGCAACGTTCAACCCGGAACCTCGTACACAATAGTTTTTTCCGACAGAGGAAAACTTGTTGAGTTTGAAAACACTGGCTCAATCACCCTAACGATACCCACAAACGCGGCAGCGCCAATCGAAATTGGTGACAGAGTTGATATTCTGCTTGCTTCTACTGGAACCTTGAGCATCGTTGGTGACTCTGGAGTAACACTCAACGCAGAGGGTGGATTAACAACACTTGCAAGCCAGTGGACTAGAGCAACACTAATAAAGCGCGGAACAGACTTGTGGGTGCTAACTGGTGGAAGCACTGAAATTCAAACAGCCGAGATACAGAACGGTGCTGTAACAGAATCCAAACTAGCCACAGGCGCTGTTACAAGCGACAAAATACTTGATGGCACAATAGTTAACGCAGACATAAATGCTTCTGCTGGCATAGTAGATACGAAATTGGCGACTATCGCTACAGCTGGAAAAGTATCAAACTCGGCAACAACTGCAACAAATGCCAACACTGCTTCAGCAATTGTTGCGAGAGATGCTTCTGGAAACTTCATCGCCGGAAAAGCAACGCTTGCAACCGCAGATGTAACCACAGTAATTGAAATGGCAAATATTGTTTCAGCTTCAGTCACTGGGACAATCAATATTGATTTCAGCACAAATCCAACTGTGTACTACACCGGAAATGCATCAGCTGACTGGACGCTAAACGTAAGAGGAACATCAAGCGTCTCTCTTAATGACACTATCTCAACTGGACAAATTGCTACAGTGACTTTTCTTGCAACGATAGGTACGACGCAGAGAAGACCGACTGTATTCCAGGTAGATGGTTCGGCTGTAACTCCGAAGTGGATGGGCGGAACCGCACCGACAACAGGAAATGCAAACTCAATTGATGCCTACACGTTGTCTGTAATAAAAACAGGAAATGCTGCATTTACTGTTCTTGCGAGTCAAACGAAATTTGCGTAATGAACTATGCCATTCTTAAACCGTATTGGAAGCGGCTCAACTAGTAAGTTTGGTTTTCGCATGGGATTCGTTCCAGGCGCACCAACTTCTGTTACAGCAAGTCTTCCGAGCACATACGGTAATACGACTGCATCGGTTGCTTGGACTGCTCCAGTTACGCTTGGTAGTCCTGCTTTTAGCGACTATACGATTCAGTACTCAAGCGACAGCGGAGGCACTTGGACAACCTTTACGGACACGGTTTCCACTGCTACATCGGTCACTGTTACTGGTCTAGTTAATGGAACTGCATACGTGTTTAGAGTTGCCGCAGTTAACAATATTGGAACTGGTCCATATTCAACTGCATCAAATTCGGTAACACCACTGTTCGGCAAAGTCCCAACACCTGTCGTTTCGGACATTACAGAGACAACAAGTACTATTCCTTGGTGCTTTGACAACTATGCGTCAATTGACCAAGATAATGGTTATGTATATAACTACTACGACTTCAATGTTTCTGCTCCAAACGACCAAAGTGGAAGCTGCCACGGATGGACCGGCCTTGGAGAGAACGTATACAGAGAAACATACCTATACGTGTCAAAGACTGGCTG